AATGTTTGACATGTCTCTGCAGAGACGCTGAAAGTCCGCAGATGGGAGGGTGGTCACACTCGTCATCGTGACACTTGGGACTTCAATTCTACTCTCGTTGATATCAAGAAGTTTTAATTGAAACTTTGTACTTGTCTTCTTAGATTCACTTGTAATTTCAATATCCATAAATTCTTTTGAATTAATTTCAATTGTGAGAACATCATTATTTGTAATTGTCTTCAATAGTTTGAAAGTATTTGAAATGTTAATTCCAGCGATGACTTCCTCTTGTTCACAGTGATATTCTTCAAAATTGTCGGCCGATAAAAACATATCAATGAGGGATGTTCTCGCGGTATCTAGGGTAACGATATACATACCCTGTGGACGGAAGTAGATATTCACATCATTGAGGATATCCTTGAGCACCTCAAATGTTGATTTGATGGCTGAGGCTTGAATAGTAACCAGTCTCATATTACTAAAAATACTGCGTTATATCTTTAAATCTGTTCGGAATATGCGACACCCTTACTCACATCACGATTAATCTTTTCTTCAAGCTCTCGGCTCATCGCAGGTTGGAGAGATTGTCCATAGTTGTCTAATGAAAACATATCAGCCTCGTTATCGTCACCATCAAGTGTCGTCATTGAACACCCTCCACCAAATCCACAGTTCGTGACTTCTTTGTTTGGAAGAAGTGAATCCAACCAATTTTTAATTTCATTCCCAACTAAAATTTTACCATTCTTTGTTAACATAGTTGGAACGCGAGTAATCTTGTTACGGTATGCCGGTGGAATACCCTGGGTATTAATATTGTGATAATTCACAAGCTGTTTCAATTGTGGGTGTTTGTTGACATAGTCAATGACTTCCATTGAATGTTTGCATCTGGGGCTATATATCAGCAGCGACATCTAATATCTATAGGGTATTTTGTAAAAAAAAATTAACGCATAGTAGTAAAGATGAAGTTACTTTTGACAGTCATCCTTCTTGTGATTGTCCTGTTGCTCACAACCAACCGTGAACCATTCACCGAAGTTTTTGGTTTCTCAGGATACAAGAAGCCAGTGGGATCCGTCCGCTTTGATGACGCCAGTCCAGACCTCAGTGGTTACAGTCAGGCGGAGGCTGATATTGATAACAATATGATGGAAGAGTTCGTTCTTCAAGCGAATCAGGAAATTTCAAAGCGTACAGGTCTTTGTACATACATTATTGAAACAACCGCGGTTAAGAAATTTGTCGGAGATGGCAAGAGTATTTACGAATGCATGTTCATGACTGTGAAAAATAACGGTTTCGCATTTGGTTTCTCCGTTGTTGCGACATTTGAAGTTGTGAACGGCACAGTTAAATTGTTGTCCCTTCGCTCGCAACCACTTGATGTTCAGACAGTCTCCGATGTCTCACCATTTGTTGAGAGTCGGGGTGGTCAAGACTTTGTGAAGTATGAACTTGTGAAGGAAAAGGCCGTACCAACACAAGGTGAGTTAGAAATGGCTAAAAATAAATTGAAGCAATTATAATGATCAGCATCAATGATGTAACGAAAATTGATGAGAAGAGAAAACAGATCAGAAAGGAAATATACACACGAGTATATGAACAGTTTTCTCGTAAGATTAAACAGTCTGTGGAGTTGGGACATAAGCAGGTATTTCTCACAGTTCCAACATTTGTGATTGGGTATCCCACATTTGATAGGGGTGCGGCTGCGAGGTATGTCGCGCGACAATTCAAATTGGGTGGTTTTGATGTGAGGCTCGTGGGCGACTACGATATGTATGTCTCATGGGTTATACCGAAAAAGGTAAAACAGAAGGTTGAAGAACATGATGAAACGGAGTTTCCAGATTTGATGAACCTTAAGAAGATGGCGGATAGGTACAGGAGAGGTGCGTAGGAAGGTGGTTATTAAAAACACTCTCAATGATAAATGGACAATCTCAATATATTAGTCGAGGCTCGCAAGGAGTACCTTGGGCAGTTATACAATATTATGTGTCCACCTATGATTGAAGTTTTCCAGGATATGTACGACGAAGCGACTAAAATCTCAAAGGGGCGAAAGACTCTCATTATGTTCCAAAAACTTCTCAAGGAAGTTCCAAATTGGTCCAACGCCATGTCCAAGCAACACAGTGATAACATCGCGAACCGTTGTGCTTGGTTTAATGATCTTTTGGCAGCTGTGTTTGTTGCGTGTACCAAGATTCTCTCAGCGGTTCGTCTCAAGGCGGATAACAAGAAGATCAGCCTCAAGCTTCCAACCAACGAAGTTTTCATTCAAACCTGTTACAATAATGTGGCGAAGGATCTCTACAAAGATCCATATGTTTTCCACGAAGAACAAAGTGAATATGTGAGAGATGAACAATTAACCCGAAGATTCTCCCAATGTATTGAAGTCACTGTGAAGGAGCTCATCCCAGTCCAGGAGATTCTTCAAACTTACATGTCACAAGATTCTCGTGATATTGATCTTGATGGTCAAGTCCACGATAGTGAAGATCCCGATGTTTTTGATGGTCCAGAGGACTTCCCAGAACCTGAACCAGAGCCTGAACCACTTCCAGAAGATGAACCAATGATGGGCGCGGAGGAAGAACCTCTACAACCCACGGGTCTTGAAAATGAATTCAAGACAGTTCCAGGTGTTCAAGCTCCAGAACCAGAAGATGAACCTATGGAACAACATGTCATGGAAGAACCTGAAGATGAGGGTGTCTTTTTTGGAGATGCCCCAGAACAGCGTGTAAAAAAAACTGCGTATAATTAAATGGAAGATCTATCCGAATATCTCCGAGATCCCGTGAGTGCCGCTCTTATCGCAGGAGCCATAACTGCTGGTTACATTCATGTAAAGGCTCAACTCAACAACGAAGGTAAGTTGGAATTGAACAAATATACCAAGCCAGCTGTGCTCAACGCGATCCTTGTCTACTTTATTGTCGCGAATGGTCTTGGACAAAGAGAGACCATCTCTAGCGAACCTTTCTAAACTTAAAGATTTAGCCCTAAAATTAAGAAAATGGCGTCTGTCACTGCGTTTAACGACATGCTCTCCCAATTTCTTGTGGAATTGCACAAGACTTTTCCAGATGAAACCGGAATTAAGAAGATGACTACCTCTTTCGAGTTACTCAAGACAACAAACCCACGACTCATTGTTGATGGATTCATGAAGGGTGTCACGCCTTACGCCGATAAGATCTCGGCGAAGGATGAATCTTTCCTTCTCGAGGAAATTGAAAAGATTGAATTCCTTAAGGATCTCAACATCAAGAGTTATTGGTCTCGTATGAGTGCCAATACTAAGGCTGCGACATGGCAATATCTCCAAACACTCTATATGCTCGGTACTACGATTACTGCCATTCCAGCCGAAACCCTCAATCTCATTGAAGGTATCGCCAAGGATTGTGCTGACAAGATGGAGACTGAAGGTGGTGAGATTGATCAAGACGCACTGATGAAGATGATGGGCAGCATGCTTGGGGGCATGGCTAAAAAATAAACCTCAAGCTATACTAAATGAAGGCTTGGTTTGACGATCCTCAGCAACTCATTCGGGCTGATAGAATTTCCCAGTTCTGGCCAAACCGTGATCAAACTCCAGAAGACAGAATTAACGCAGCTTCCCGTTTTGTCATCTATGCATGCTGTACAATTTATCTCATTCGCCGTGACCCAAGAATTTTTGTTCTTGGTGGCACTGTTTTGGGTGTTCTTTATGTGTTGTATAAGTCAAAAATGGTTAAAGAGACATATGGCATGGCTTCAAGTGGCGACATAAATGGGTGTCGGATGCCAACATTAGATAACCCAATGGGCAATGTTCTCATTACGGATTATACAGATGCGCCTAACCGCCTTGAAGCCTGTTATTATCCAACTGTGAAGCCAATCGTGAAGAGTTTGTTGGACGACCGTATTCCATATGATGCGGGGCGTTCTCGTTCGGCGCATCCAATGTATCAGCGCAACGCCGCTGCTCGTCAGTTTGTGACTTCACCAGTTTCTAAGATTCCAGGCGACCAAACTTCTTTCGCCGAGTGGTGTTATGGATCTAAAAATGGTAAAATGTGCCGTTCTAACCCAGAAATGTGCAATCCAAATGCTCGTGGTGTTCAACTTGAGGCGTTTGCGGGACTTGACGCCGCGGGTGATATTCGGGTTTCTCATCGGGGACATGGTGTTGGCCCAGCTTAGATTATAAATATTCTTATGTAATAATAAATGGCATACCAACTTCAACCTGGTCTTGCGATCGTTCAAAATGCAGGTGCGCTCCCAGCGGTGAAAGCGACTGAGGAAATCTTTGT